CTTTGGTCAATGTCTGGAATCCAGTTTGGTTTGGGTTGCTCTAAGATATTCTTCTGCTTTATCTGCTTCATATCTTTAGGTTGTAGAGCTGTATGGTCAGTTACATTGTATGACTTTCCATCTTTTGCACCTGTAATTGTAGATTCAGTAGTCTTGTAGTCTACGTCATATGCCTCAATGAAGTCTTTCTTCTTTTTGATTTTCTCATAAACCTCCTTCTTCATTTCCTCCAACAACTTCTTAGTGTCTTCGTCTATTTCTGGATCTTTCTTTGAGTCAGTCTTAGTTTCTTTCTTTTTAGGCTCATCTTCTTTCTTGCCATCTTTCTTAGCATTTTGATTGCCTTGCATTGCATCTGATCTCTTCTTTGAGTCAGTGTCTTCTTTTTTAGAATCCCCTTCAGGTTCAAGTAAGTCATCTTCCAAGATTTTATTTTTCTCTTCTTGGGTCATATCCTTTACCTTCTTTTCCTTTTTAGAATCTTCAAACTTCTCCTTTGCCTTTAATACATATTCAGCATCACTTATAGACTGCCTTATTCTTTGCTTGGTAGAAGATGCATTTGGTAGATCTAATTTCTTTTTGTGTCTATCTATGAAATCTTTCAATTCATCAATATCCTTCTTCTTCATTTCAGCACTTATGTCTCTTAGTCTAGAGCTTGAAGTAAAGTCCATCCAAGAAGAAGGCTTCTTTTCCTTTTTAGGTTCAGTTTTAGGTTCTGGTTTAGGTGCAGGAGATTCAAGTTGTCTGCTGAAAACTATTCGTTTTGAGTTTTTTGGATCAACATACACTTTCATTTTCTTCTTTACATCTTCACTAGCATACTTGTTGAAGTCTTCTACTGCTAAAGTTGCTTGTGTGGGTGTTAAAAATTGAAGCATTCTTGTTAATGTATCACTGCCCTTCATTCTTTCAAATACATTACTGAACTGCTTCTTTAACTCTTCACCTCTCTTTGTTTCTTCTGGATCTTCTTTTGCCTTATAGTCATCAACTTTCTTTTTATTCTTCTCAGCATTAGATAGTGAATTTTCATATACATTTTGAAGAAGACCTTCTTTCATGAACTTAGTTCTTTCTCCACCCTCTCTAGTAGTATTGTTTAGTATTACCTTATATGCACCGTCTTCATTCTTCTCGTCTGTAATTTCATAACTCCAAACACCAAGCTTGAATTTCTTTGGAATATTTCCTTCTTCTTTTCCTCTCTTTCTAGGAATTGAAGTTTCATCTTTTCCACCTCTTTTACCTGCAGCATTCTTATTGCCCATCATGGCTCTAGAAAGTGCATCAGTGTCTTCAGTTTCAATTCTATTGAATACTGGTAGTTCGCCATATACTGCTTGGTAGTATTCTGTCACTGACATCATACCTTCACCTTTCAGTTTTGCATCTAATTCTTTTCTTGTCATTGATGCTCTACCAGAGTACTCACTTTTCTTCTTTGTTGAACCAGAATCACTTTTCTTCTCAGGAGACTTCTTAGGCGTTGCTAGACCTCTTAATCTGGCAATCATTGATTCTCTTTTCTTTTGAAGATCTAAGATTCCAGTTTTGTTTGAGGAGCCTTCCGTTTCTTTTCTTAGAATTGCATCCTTTACTGTTCCAAAGATCTTCTTTGCTACAGATGTTCTGGTTGCTTCAGTTGCATTATTTAATGCCTCTTCTACCTTCTTATTGTCTTTCTCTGGTAGTGCATCAAACTCACTTTCATCAACATTGTCTATTTGCTTACCTGTAGTATTGATCTTAACACTGTACTTTACTGATTCACCATCATGACCAACTCCAGAAATGGTAGCTTTTCCATTTACGCTTTTACCATTTACTGTAGTTCTTATATTAACTTCCTGACCTACGCTATATGAATTCTTTATCTGAGTCATGTTGTCACACTTCTCAGTCTCAGTTGCAGTATCTTTTACTTCTTGCTTTCCTAGTAGCTTTCCTAATACTGTACTAAGTGTAGAGTAAGGGAACACCCAACCTTTTAACTTTCGATTGAATGTTCCTGCACCAACCTCTTTCTTGACCTCTCTTAGTTTCTCTATATTACCATAAGTATCACCAGCAATAAGAACTGATTTGTCAGAATACTTCTTGATAGACATTCCTAGAACGTCTTCAGAGATCATATCTCCTGTTTCAACTTCAGTAACTTCTTTTCCGTCACCCTCTCTTACCCATACAACTTTTTGGTATGGCTTACCATCTCTGGTAGCCCATACTCTTTTTGCAACAAGGCCAGCTTTGCCAGCCTTTTCTAGTAAGTCACTATAGTAATTTAAGTCTTTCATTTTTTGTTTTATTTAGAGTCAATCTTGCTTAATAATTCTTTTCTGTCTTTGTCTGACCATTTACCATAATTCTTGTCAATTACAGTTCTTAGGTCTTTAAGTTCTTTGCCAGAAACTCTATTAATCTTTTCAACTGTTGGATTGAAAAACTTCTTCCTTTTCTCTTGGTATTCTTTTGAATTGTGATATTCCTCACCTCTTCCTGTAGAAGATTCTTTCTTTGGAGATTCTTTCTTGTTTTTGTTTTTATGGTCATTTATTGCCTGCTTAACTGAAGCGAGTGGGTCATCTTCTATGATGGCCATGATCTCCTTCTTGTTCTCCTTAAAGTAAGTCTTTTCTGCATCAGTAAGTTTGTTGCTTTCCTTTACCTCCTTCCTTGCATTCATCTTCTTTTCAGATGAACCTAAAGGAACCTCTTTCTTCTTTTCGTCTTTTACTGGAACCCATTTACCTTCTGCCATCTTCTTATAGCCTCTTGATACTGTTCCTACAGGTACTTTCTTACCTTTTTCAATATTATCTTCCATTGTTTGTGATTTTGAAATTGATTTTGAGCCACCGTGAGCCTCCATGAACTTAGCGGCTGCTCCCTTTATGTCTGAACCATTACCGTACTTAGAAGAGAATTCATTAGCTACGCTTTGAGGAACTCCTTTTATCTTCCTAACCTTTGAAATAAACTCATCAACAGTTTTAGATTCCTTTGCAACCTCCTTAAATGTATCTAGTGTTGGTGTATTGTCTATTCTTTTAACCTTTGCACTTTTATAGTCATCAACATTCCTCCACTTAGTATCCTTGTTTCCAAACTCATCCTTTAACCTAAATGTTTTGCCACTAGAGCTTATTTCATAAACCTCACCGTCAACTCCTGAAGTTAACCCACCACTTCTTTTGGTTCTCATACTGATCTTATCACCTATCTTAGCCATACCATCAGCACCACCATAAGACACTTTCTTCTGCTTAACTGATCTTTTTTTATCTGCACTAGCATCATTTAAGTTGCCCCTTCTATTAAACTTTGATTCTTTAGTGGAAGTTTCTGGAACCTTACTGTTTGGACTTTTACCTGACTGTCTGCTGGCAATATCCCTTTCAAGCCTTCTTTGAGACCTTTCGTATGTTGAAGATGTCACTTGCTGTTCCTTTATAGCCCTCTTCTCTTCAGCTTCAGCTTTAGCCTGACTGCCTGCTTTTTCCTTTACCTCACTTTCCGTTGGGTTACTTTCTCTATACTTCTTATAGTCATCATGCAATTTATTTATCTCTCTTTTCAGCTCATCACTTTTCTTTTTCTTAGGATAATAATTTTTATCCATAAAGTCACCATACGAACCACCATTTCTTTCAGCATCTCTTGCATCTCTTGCAGCAATGGCCATCTCTTTACCTATATTTGCGTACTCTTTTTCCTTTTGAGATATTTTGGACTTAAAGCTCTCCCTACCACTTGACTTTGATGATCCAGACTTTGAACCACCTTCACCACTCAATTTACCTTCTGCTCCTGCTACAACTTTACCGCCCTTAACATAAACTTTTGCACCATTAATGGTCTTCCATGAACCTCCTGTTAATTGCTTTCTTTCAGCTTTTTCAATGTCTTCTGTGAAATTAGCAGCTATATGTTCTGCCTTTGAGTTTCCTATGTTAAAATTTTCCATGACGTAAATATAAGTATTTTATCGATATTTCTATCTATTTGTTATTGGTTTTCTTGTCTTTTTCTTCTTCTGGATCTGTCATGAAATGGTGAGCCATGTACATTTCATTCCATACTTTCTGAGGTATAACGTTCTTTGCTTCGTCTGATAGCTCTTCAGCTACCTTGTATGCCTCTACTGGATTGTTTTGATACAATGTCTTTACTAAAGTTAGTTTTGCCTTGTCATGATTCCCTACAGTACCGCCTGACATTTGATTAGAGGAACTTGATTCTTCTTCGTTTTCTGGCTTCTTTAATTGAGAATTTGGTGCAGGTTTTGGTTCTGACTTCTTCTTGTCTGATACAGGAACCCACTTTCCAGAAGTCTTTTTATACTTCTTTCCTCCCCACTCTCTTATTTCACCTTCTTCAGCAGCTTTTCCTTTTTCGAAAAACTCAGTAAAGCTTCTACCAATGTGTAGTTGTCTATTTAGGTTGTGTTGTCTTATGTTTCTTTCAAAATCTTCCATCTTACCATTTTACTTTATCTGCCCAATATGCTGCACTCATTTTTCCTCTAGATATGTTCTTTGCATGTCTAGCTTTGAATGATGCCTGTCTCTTTTTACCTTTCTTTGTCTTTGGATCTGATCCAGCTCCACTCACCCCTTGTTGACCAAATCTGATCAATTTAATCTTATCACCTTCCTTTGCTAATACTGCATGTGATTTAGTCGGATGACTAGGAGTTCTCTTTGGCTTATTGTATCCAGAGAATTTTTCTCCATGATGATCTACGCCCTTAGCTAAATTGTCATCAAACTGACCTAATAGGTGCTGTGCCTTTAAGTCGCCTATACTAAAATCTTCCATCTTACTTCTTTTTTGGTCCCATAGTATTCATGGTGGTTAGTAGTTCTTTTTGCATTGACACCATCTCTTTCATGAATCCTGTCTTGAAGTCATCTTCATATCCATAGATTACTTTAAATCTTGGTGCATCTTTGTATCTCTTATCACCCTTAAGTGGTTTTGAGGTAGTTCTACCTTTCTCTATATTGTCGTGGCTACAGCCTTTTGAATCACACATTAATTCGTCAATATTGCTCCCGTTACTATTCCTATTAACACTCCTCCCATGCCTGATGAGAGTCCCCACATAAATCTCTGTCTCCTAAATCTCTTCTTTTCTGACTCTGATATTTCGAGCCTTTCTTTAATAACACCCTTTTGCTCCCTTAGTTTCTCTTGTTGCTCTATAGCCTTCTCTAGATCTAGCTCTAGACTATTGAGAGCGATTGAATCTCCTTGAATTATCACAAGGTAATTATCTATCCTCTTCTCTAAATACTGAACTTTAGCACAACAACTATCTCCAGTTATTAGGTCTGCAGCAATCTCTCTACCTTTTTCTGGAGTCATTACTAGTAGGGTATCTCCATGAATAACCTCTACCCAAACTGTATCAGTGGTTTGTGAGAAAGTTGGCAATGTCAACCACAGTGCCATCACGAACAACATTATTATACGTTTCTTCATAGTGCGATTGTTTTATGCTCCATAAGGAGTCAAGTTCGACATTCTTTAAAATTAACTCTGATCTTTCATTCATCCAAAGACTTCTCTCTTTCTTTAATGAATCTCTCTCTGATTGGAGTGAGTCAAATTCGTATTGTAGTGAGTTGTATTTTTCAATAAGCTCTCCATCTCTTTCTTTCTGAATCTTATTTATTTGGTGATTCAGTGATATTATCTGAACAAGTAAAAGGGAGATGGCTACTATAAGCACAACTCCCGTCACTTTATATATCATTGGTAGTCTTTTCACTCCTCTGTATTTTTTAGCTCAAACCACTTCTCAAGTCGTCTCTTTAAGAACCTAAATACACCGCTAGTCTCTTCAAATCCTAATTCAGTTAGATTTTCAAATAAGCTAATCAATAACTGAATGACAATGTAGTTTAATGCAGCATAGTAGATCCATTCGTATATGTTTACTTCATATCCAAATATGTCTGGTATCATTAGTCCGTTAGCGAATGTATGAAGTCCTCCGATTATTAGTGTATATACTGACATCTTAACTAACATCCTTCCCATCTTTCTTGATTGAATCTTCTTCCCTTTTGCTCTTGATGCTAGAATTCCTGTCCAGAACTCTGCTCCAATTAATGCAATGAATACTAAATAGACTGTTGCAGATAGACCTAGATATTGTTCTATAAAAAGCGCAACTGTTCCTAGTGAAAGGCTTGTAAGTAAGATTGGTTTTAATGAAGATATGTGAAATGTACTCTCCATTAAGTCATTAGTAGAACTAAATCCTAGTCCTGCTAAATGAAAGTTTATAAATTCTGTAATTTTTGTCCACATGGCATTTAATCATTTTCTTGTAAAATATTTTCGTTATAAAAGCTCAATGCATCAAACATCATTGGATTGTTTTGATGTCCAGGCATATTGTTTAGGATGGACTTCGTTACTTCATTTGCATCATCTCCTTCAATTTCTGCTTCATCCTCTCCTAAACTGTCCCAATCTAAATCATCTCCTGCCTCATCCTGATCAACTGCATCTGTATTGTCTTGCATCTGATCTTGCATTGCTTTCTGAGATTCCATCTGTACAAACACAGAGTTTAATGGGAAGTCTCCTTCCTCTAATTCCTCTGGTAAATTAATTGCTCTCCTGAATTCCTTATATCCCATACCATTTTGAACCTTCTTGACTAATAGCTCAACTTCTTTCTCTTCTGTCTCTGTATCTAATCCTACAAAGGCAAATTCGAAATCACTGTCAAGTGGATTTACAAGGAATTTATTTACCCAGAATTCTATATTTTTCAATAAAGGCCTTAGTCCTTTGTCTCTTGAATATTTCAATCTAGCTTCGTTGCTGCCTTCAAACATTGCATTTCCACCTGTTCCATTGCCTAGATTAAATCCTATTTCTTCTGGAGCAATCTTATACATTGCACAAGATATCTTAATTAAATATTCCTGCCATGCTGCAAATTGCATATCTGCATTTGACTTCTGTAAGTCAATCCAGTCCATTTTATCTGACTCGATAACTGGAACCTTCCATGCATTATTGACTCCTGCAACCATGGCTGACCATGATTGTCTAAATTGAGCCAGTCTATTTCTATTTACGTTTCCAGAGACTTTTAAAAGACCTCTAGGTGCAGATCCTTGAGTAAAGAACTTGCCATTGTAGGCATCACCAAACAACATCCAAGTTACGATATTTATAAGATCTTCTAATTCAGATCTACCATATCCATTTTTGTGAATGTCTGTTGTGGCATTCCTTATTCCATAACATAAATCCCAAGGGTAATATTCGGCTTTGATGGATCCATCTACAACTTGGACGTGTGAAGGATAGTATCCTCTCTCATCCTTTCTATCACCATCATATGCTTCATCATCCAGTGAATCTGCTTTATACATAGTTTCACCATCTACTGCAAAGTATTTCACTGGTAGTCCCTTCTTATTTCTTACAATTTCAAACGAACCTGCATCCAAGGTTAGAGAGTCTTCGACCATCTTCTTTAAGAAGACATCAAAGTTGTCTGCATACCATGAATTTGCTTCGTCTCCACCGTTTATAATGAAGTCTGTTATGTATTTGATTTGCTTCTTATCTGAAGGAGATAGTTTCGGCTCATCTGATGAATAATAGTCCCTTTTCTTTCTGACAACAAAGCCTGTACTGTACTTATTGGCTTGTGGCCTTGAAAAGTCAGATACTTGTGTTTGTCGTGTTGATATGATGGCTCTAATGACTGGTGTAGTATTTGCCATCTTCCTCAATATCTTTCCAGAAATTGATAAAGGTTTTCTTTTGTACCCTTCAGAATCATTCCATTTATTAGGATCTAGCAGAACTGATTTACCTAAATCAGAATCTGACTTTATCTCAACGTCATGCCATGCTGAATGAGCTTTAATGAGAGTGTCTGGATTGTGTGACATCAGACCCTTCTCAATTAACTGCCCTTCTCTAGCCAGTAATCGATTTTTTTCAACCCTAATACGATCCAACTCTGTTGGAATTTGTTCATCAGAGATTGCCTTGTTTAAATTATCGTTACCATTTAGAGTAGATGCAGGGAATTTGTAATACTTTTCCCAATTCATTTCTAACTCTATTTACGATTATTTTTCTTCTTCTGCAGCCTCTTCAGCTTCTTTTTCTTCAAGCACTTCTGATTCAGCTTCCCCTTTAAGGAATTCATCTAACTCTTCTTCAGCAAGCTCTTCTTCAAGAGACTTAATTAGGCTTTCTTCAGACTTCTCCTTTACGTAGAAAGTTTCAACTGAAAAGTCAGACTTAACTAAGACTTTTTGCAATGGCTCAAAATCAGAAACTGCTTTCTCAATGATAGCATCTGCATTCTCTGGATCTTCATCTACTCTCTCAGCAATTGCTTGTTGATAGTTAGAAATTGACTCCTGAGAGTATACTTCATGAGTTAAGCTGTATGCTTCATTGAACTCTTCCTTGCTAATAGCCTTCTCCAAACCCTCATCACCACACATATTTAAGATATGTCTGTGCTGGTCAATGTTGTGCTGTTTGATGTCTTTTTCTCCAAACATTATGTTTATTTTTATTTAAACCGATCTATCTTCTTTTACTAATCTGCTTGTAAATATAATAAAAATAAATCTATCTAACATTATTCTTCTTCATTTTTTACATCAAAACACTCCTCTTCTTTTAGATATGAATCCATCTCAGCCTCTTTAATAGCCTTTTCCATTGCTTCTGGAATAGTTACTAAATCAATTGCATGTTGATACTTCTGACCGTATGTAAATGCTTGAATGAATAGTAATCCCATTTGTTTCTTGAAATACAGTTTGAGTGAATTGATAACTTCATCTTGCTCTGTTGACGTCTTTGCTTGCATCATTGCTAACATGAAGTTGGTAAACTCTGAGTGCATAACTGAATCTGGAGCACTATTAATGATCTCCATTGCTGCATCAACTGACTCTTGACCTTCTCCTTCTGCTATCTTTCCAAATAGCCATTGTAATTTTACTTGTTCCATTTTACTTGTTTTATTATTAATCTTGTTTTATTGTTAGTTCTTCATCTGTTAAATCAAAGTATAGGTTTTGTAATTGGTGGACGTATTGCATTTTAAGAGTTATTCCAAACCTTTTATTTCTTGATATTTCACATTGAAAATCTTTTAAGTCTATTATAATTTCAGATGTTGGTTCAATGTCTTTTAATATCTCTAAATTAAATAATTCTAAAACATCTTTCTCAAACCCAAACTTAATTAACCATTCTTCTGTTAGTAGTATTGGTTTGTATTCATAAAGATAGACTTCGCATTCTAAACCATCAATTGAGACATTTATATGAAAACTATCTATACCCACAACCTTAAATGCATTATCTATTCCCTCTAATCCATGATCATTCAAGAAAGGATCTAATACGTCACTTATTACACTTACATAATTACCTAATCTCAATTCCTTTGCTTTCATTTTACTTGTTTTATTTTGTTCCACTTTCGTTATTAAATTGTTTTCTGTATTGCTTAAAGCCTTTGAAGTTTCCTGAGTGAATATTTTCGTTCATTGTCCTTGCACAATGCTCAAATGGACTCCAGTGACCTTCTTTAGCTAATCTATCGTGTAACTTGATGTCAGATTCATAGTCATCTTTTCCTTCGAAGTTTAGATATGATACTCTTGCACATCTTGCAGTGGCTATTCTTACGCACGATTCTTGATAAATTTCATTAAATCTCTCGAAAGTTCTATATCCTTCAGGCTCTTGTTCTGGAGGATAATTTTTATTAAGATCGATTGCTGTAACAACGCGACCTTTATCTATTCTATCTCCAAATGGGATATGCCACCCTCCCTCTTTCAGTTGTTTGGGAGTAGATTCATTCATAGCATCCCACATTTGTTCTGCTAGTTCCATGATGTGGATTTCACTTTGGCCTTCGTTGATTTGTAGCCAATTTAAGTCAGTCATATCTTCTACCATAACTTTATCTTCCCCTACAAGTAGAAATGTATTTTTAGGATATCCGCAACTTTTAATCCAATCTTTTTTACTCCTCTTATATTCAGTAATCTCCTCTCCACAATCCCCTATATGCGATTTAGGGTACTGTGGACATCTCAACTTGAAGAAGTTTTCAAACTCTGTTGCTGTTACTATTGCAGTGTGCCACATGAATGGTTCTAGTAGTCTATTGCAGAGCTGTTTTGTTACTCCGATTCCACTTAAATGTTGTGATGCCTTTACTGCCGCATCTCTACCATTCAACCATTCTTCTACTGGTGATGTTGAATATGCCATTGTCATTCCTGTACCGTCATCTGGTTCTGTTAGCATATACTTTCCTCTTGACTCTAAATACTCAGTACCCTGCATGCCAGAATGATCTTCTTGGAATGCAATTGGAATGAATGGGTCTTCCTTTACCATTTCTACCATCTTCTTAAATGGAATGGCTCTTCTACTTGCTGAGTTTCTTGAGAACATTCTGTGAGTGTTCAATTCTGCTAGAATGAATCTAGGGAATGTTAATACGAATGTTGTGATACGATCCCCTTGTTCGTTCTTACTGTCTGCAATTATTTCTGCACTTATCTTCTTCATTTACTTGTTTATTTTGATTTTAATATCTTCACACACTCCCAAAGTTGAATCCATATTGTCTTCATGATATAGGAAGTCGATTGATTTTCTATACCTTCCATTCATTACATCATGAACCACCCAACTTCCATTTATTGAAGGACTTGATTCTGACTCTACATAGATAGTATCACCGAGTGAAAATTCACCCTTCCATGCCCAATCTTCATTCCTCACTCTCTGTCTGTAAGGATCGTTAATTAGATCCCAAGACAAAGCCACCCACCTTACTTCTCCTTTCTTCAATTTATCTACATCTATAAATGAACCATCTGCTGTATGGAATGGAGTGTCGTCACATTGTCCTGGAGTTGGATTGTACCTAGTCCCTCTGTCGATATGGATATATTGAATCTCCTCAATCATTTCTGGCCTCACTACTACTTCTTCATGATGAACAAGATCTTTTGTCTCTACTGGAGATTTAAAGGAAACTCCTACTGTCTCATCTATCACGAACGGTAAGTAAATAATCGCTAGTAATGCTGATATAATTAATACTCTTTTCATTTCTTTCTGATTTTAATAAATATTCTATCGTGAGTTTCGTCATCATCTACTGCACCGATTGAATAGCATTCTAACCCTAAATGCTTGATCTTTTCTGTCACCTCTTTGATTGAGGGTGTGTTGATATATAGGTTACTTCCCCATCCTTTAAGTTCAGCATGTGACGATTCACTATATACCTTCTTTACTGACAATCCCCATATTCCTAGATCTCTAAATATAGATTCTAGTTCAACATATTCTTTTAATGTTATTGGATTACTTGACATAGCACTTTTTATTATAACGTTTAGACATATTTTTCATTTGCTTTAGGACTCTGTTGTTTATGACAGACATTCTATCCTGATCACACTTAGTGATTACAAACGTGACTTCAACCTTTCCATCTTTTATGGAGAATTCTGTTGAGATACATTCTTCAAACTTATCAGATATGTTTCCTGTTAAGGTTTGTTTGATGTATTTTTGAGCGTTTTCATAGGCTGGAAAGTGATATTTCCCATGCTCAACTACAGCCTTTAGATTTACGTATTCCATTTTTTTTATTTGTTACGGTCTTTAATTATGAATGCAAATATATGACTTATATCCAATTATCCTAATATTTCTTTTTTCTTCTTTTAAACTTTCTTTTCTTTTCACCTCTATGGTGCCTATAGTCCTTTATACCTATCCAGATAGTCAATATCCCTACCACTGCCCATACAAACGATAAATAAGGATTGTGCAGTAGTTCTTCTATCCACGATTCATGATGGTGATGATTTTCCTCTACTGAATAAGATACTAACAATACTGATTGCAGTAATTGAATTATGTGTATTCCTCCATGTACTAAATTAAGTACTCCTATTGATAGCAATAATGCTAGTTTGTTTCTTGTCTTCATTATTTTCTACTTCCTCTGATTTTTAAAATTTCTTCTATTGGCATGTCTGCAATCAATTGAATTAAACACTCTTTAAATACGTCCGTGGGTAATACCATTAAGTCGAGCGAATATTCTGTTCCAAAACAATTACGTTCCTTGCTAATTAAGTTACTGTAGTTACTTATTGCTTCTCGTATAGTCTTTGATACAACTTCTTCTCTAGAAACCTTGTCCATGTCTATGCTTGAGTAATTCATCACGTCATCTGTTACAATGTGTCGAGATATCACTCTAGACTTATCTAAATGCATTCTGGCCTTTACCTTGAGTGCATTATTCATTAACTCTTCTATACTATTCATCTCCATCCTCCTTTTGGTTTTTGAATTGACTTCCTTGGTTGGAGGAGTCCTGTCTTGTGTGTTGTGTTTTTTAACAGTGACCCCTTTGTCTTACAAACTATATAAGATTTGTTGTTGAGGATCACCTCTTTTACTTTTCCATCTACTATCCAAAGTAGATCATACATTTGTTGTACCATTCTTTATTGATTTTGTTGACACAAATATATATCTTATATTAATAACAACCTAATATTAAGTGAAAAAACTTTCAAATTAAT